CCGCTTCTCTCGATGAGTGGCTCTACAACGGTGGTCCTTTCCAACTCGTTATCTTCCACTTCCTGATCGGTATCTATGCATACATGGGTCGTGAGTGGGAACTGTCCTACCGTCTTGGTATGCGTCCCTGGATCTGTGTAGCATACTCTGCTCCAGTCGCTGCAGCATCTGCTGTATTCCTCGTTTATCCTTTCGGTCAAGGTTCTTTCTCTGACGCAATGCCCCTGGGTATCAGTGGCACCTTCAACTACATGCTTGTCTTCCAAGCAGAGCACAACATCCTGATGCACCCCTTCCACATGCTTGGAGTGGCTGGTGTCTTCGGTGGTTCACTGTTCTCCGCCATGCACGGTTCCCTCGTTACTTCTTCACTCGTCCGTGAGACGACTGAAAATGAGTCGCAGAACTATGGTTACAAGTTCGGTCAAGAGGAAGAGACCTATAACATTGTTGCTGCTCATGGTTACTTCGGTCGTCTGATCTTCCAGTACGCATCGTTCAACAACTCCCGTTCGCTCCACTTCTTCCTCGCTGCTTGGCCTGTCGTTGGCATCTGGTTCACTGCTCTTGGTGTTAGCACCATGGCATTCAACCTCAACGGTTTCAACTTCAATCAGTCCATCATGGATAGTCAGGGCAAAGTCCTGAACACCTGGGCAGACGTTCTCAACCGTGCTGGTCTTGGCATGGAAGTCATGCACGAGCGTAATGCTCACAACTTCCCTCTTGACCTCGCTGCTGCTGAAAGCACTCCTGTTGCTCTCACCGCACCTGCAATCGGTTGATACTCGGATTCCTAATAAACGACGTTTATTAAGAAAACAACTAAAGGGGACTTCGGTCCCCTATTTTTTTCTCCTGCAATGTAAAGTTATGATAACTTCGGAGACACCATACAAACTTGCCGAGATTATTCGCGACACTTGGCCACAACTGTACTACTTAAGAAAGGAAAACAACAATGGTAGCAAGCACTATGAGTCCCCCAAGGAGGGGTTGGTTCGATGTCCTTGATGACTGGCTTAAACGAGATCGCTTTGTCTTTGTGGGTTGGTCTGGATTACTTCTTTTTCCCACTGCTTATCTCGCAATTGGTGGCTGGCTTACTGGCACGACGTTTGTTACAAGCTGGTACACCCACGGACTCGCAAGTAGTTATCTTGAGGGTGCTAATTTCCTTACAGCGGCTGTGTCAACGCCTGCTGATGCTATGGGTCATTCTCTTCTTCTACTTTGGGGTCCTGAATCTCAAGGCAGCTTTGTCAGGTGGCTCCAACTGGGAGGACTCTGGAATTTTGTGGCGCTCCACGGAGCCTTCAGTCTTATAGGTTTCATGCTTCGACAGTTTGAAATCGCACGTCTCGTCGGTATCCGTCCTTACAATGCCATTGCTTTTTCTGGTCCTATCGCTGTCTTTGTTAGTGTATTCCTCATCTACCCTCTTGGACAGTCCTCATGGTTCTTCGCTCCCTCCTTTGGAGTCGCAGCAATCTTTAGATTCCTGTTGTTCCTCCAAGGATTCCACAACTGGACGTTGAATCCATTCCACATGATGGGTGTAGCAGGTATCCTTGGTGGTGCATTGCTTTCTGCAATTCATGGTGTTACAGTAGAGAATACTTTGTATCAAGATGGTGAACAAGCAAACACATTCAAGGCATTTGACTCAACACAAGAGGAAGAAACTTATTCAATGGTCACTGCTAACAGATTCTGGTCTCAAATCTTTGGTATTGCTTTCAGCAATAAGCGTTGGTTGCACTTCTTTATGCTTTTCGTTCCTGTCATGGGACTTTGGACAAGTTCTATTGGTATCATCGGTCTCGCACTCAATCTTCGTGCTTATGATTTTGTCTCTCAAGAGATTAGAGCAGCAGAGGATCCAGAGTTTGAAACGTTCTATACGAAAAACATCCTCCTCAATGAAGGACTCCGTGCCTGGTTGGCTCCAGTAGATCAACCGCATGAGAACTTTGTATTCCCTGAAGAAGTATTGCCAAGAGGCAACGCTCTGTGATATACTAGGGGTCTTCGGACCCCTTTTTTTATGGATTATAATAATAATACGCTGGCGGTTTTTCCTAATAGGGTGGTAGTATCAGAGGCGCAGGAGTTTGACTGGCGTGATGATTTTATCCAGTGGGTTGAAGACTATCAACTGAACAATGAAGGAGTAGAAGTTAGCAACGTTGGTGGATATCAAAGCAAAGGCAATTTCTATACCGAATTAGAAGATGATAGCTTTGAACCATTCCAACAACAGATTTGGAAACACATTGAGGATGCTGTCAAGACTTACACAGAAGGAATAGAACTGCATGATATCCTTTCCAGCGGTGCTCCTCTACTCTTGCGGAACATGTGGTTTAATGTTAATCCTCCTGGTGCCTTCAATCATGTTCATGTTCATCCTGGATCATTGCTTTCTGGTGTGTTGTGGATCAAGGCACCAAAAAATAGTGGTGATTTGATCTTGAGAGATCCTTTGGAGATGAACAACTATTGTCTTGGGGTGAACTGCCTAGTCTTTCCACCAGAAGAAGGGACGCTGATACTATTCCCTGCACATATTCCACACAACGTTGGTGTGAATGAGAGTGAAGAGAATAGAATCTCTGTGTCGTTCAATCTTGACTTTGGTTGAGTCATCTGCTATACTATGTGAGAAATGAAAAACAACATGGACATTGTGATGTACAGCATCCCTGGATGCAACTATTGTTTACATGCAAAAGAGTTATTTCGTCGTGCCAAAGTTGACTACAAACATTATGTTGTTGGCAAAGACCTGACGAAAACAGAACTACTAGAGAAGTATCCACTGGCTCATGGTTATCCATACATTATTATTGATGGAGAACCTATCCCTGGTGGATTGACGGAGACTGCGAAGATCTTTCTTGCGAAAGGATTAGTAAAACCAAAATGAAAAATGATGATTTGGAGATAAATAAAGGTACAGAGTTAATGCTTCGTAGGAGGGCGAAGCGTGATCCCATACGAAAGGGATTAAGGATTCACAAGATACTCGCTCTCCGTAAAAAGGTTTTCCACTTCAAACTGGAGATTACCTGGGAGGAGAGCACCACCTAACAGGAGAGAAGCCATGTCAGTACCAGTAATTCTTACTTTTTCAACGATTTTGATGTTCTTGTTCATGGTTGTTGGAGGACTGATCGGATGGACAGCAAATGATTTTCTTTATGCATACATGACAACAAAAACTAACCTTCCCACTCATCCAGAGATGTATGACGACGAAGGTATGGTTATTAATGAAGAACTTTTATCAGTGAGATTCGTTGACGAGGAGGACGAACAAGAGGATGATTATTATTGATATGAATCAGGTTATGATTAGTAACCTGATGGCCCAAATTAAACGGGACACACTTGATGAGAGACTGGTGAGACATATGGTTCTCACTAGTCTCCGATCTTACGAGAAACAATACGTCGAAGAATATGGCGAAGTTGTTCTCGCTTATGACAGCAGACATTACTGGCGTAAGGATGTTTTTCCTTACTACAAACAAAACCGCAAGAAGGATAGACAAAAGTCTGGTCATGATTGGAGTAGTATCTTTGAGGTTCTGAATAAGATCCGAGACGAGATTAAAGAACACTTTCCATACAAAGTGGTTGAGGTGCATGGAGCAGAAGCCGATGATGTCATCTCTACCTTGTGTAAGAACAAAGGACCCAAGGATCGAATCTTAATCTTGTCTGGGGATAAAGATTTCATTCAGTTGCAGAAGTATCCTGGTGTCACTCAATACAATCCAATTACCAAGAGACCAGTTACAAACGACAATCCACACAAGTACATTAAAGAGCATGTAATGCGTGGAGATAAGTCTGATGGCATTCCTAACTTTCTGTCGTCGGATGACTGTATTGTTCAGGGCGTTCGCCAGAAACCTATCAGTCAGAAAAAAATCGCCAAGTGGATTGATCAGACTCCCCAGCAGTTCTGTCTTGACACAGAGCAGATGAGGAACTATCATAGGAACCAACGTCTGATTGATTTCGACTATGTTCCTGAAGAGATCGAGCAACAAATTCTCGATGAATATAACTCCCTAAATATTTCTGGAAAGAAAGTACCGTTAGAGTATTTTAAAGAGCATCAGTTAAATGATCTGATGCAAGACTTCTTCTTTCGTAGTTCATCGCCATTTAAATAAATGAAACTGTTAATTAGTGAAGTGCTCCAAAAAGTGAGTAACGCAAAGACCAAAGCAGCAAAGATTAAAATTCTTCACGAGAATAATACTAATGCACTTCGCTCTGTATTGATCATTAACTTCGACGAGAGCGTGGTGTCACTGCTACCCGAAGGATCTGTTCCTTACGAGGCTAACGACGCTCCTGCGGGCACAGAGCACACTCTCCTGGAGAAAGAGTACCGTAAGCTCTATTTGTTCTTCAAGGGAGGTAGTAGCTCTCTGAAGCAATCGCAGCGTGAGAATCTGTTCATCCAGATGCTTGAAGGATTGCAGGAAGAAGAGGCAGAACTTCTTATCCTTGCCAAAGACAAAGCTTTGAATAAGAAGTATCGCATTACCAGGGCGTGTGTAGAAGAAGCATTCCCCGCTATTCAGTGGGGAGGTCGATCTTAATGTCGAAAGGAATTAAAGTTCTATTCAAAGATTGTGATCCAGAACTATCGCAGGATAGATCTCTACCATATACTGCTTACCTCGTAGAGTATATTGAAGGTGACGTTCATAAGTTTGATATTGTTACTTGTGGCAAGAGAGTGGACATCTTCGATGAGTATTGGGACAAGTATCGACATGACTTCGTAAACATGACTCAAACAGAAGGTAGAGTCAATCCTAAATTGTATGGATATCAATCCAAAGATGCAAAGAAAAAATAATGGGCGAGCACTTTTTATTAAACCTTTATGGTTGTGATGCAGAGAAATTAAACAACGAAAAATTTCTATCAGAGATGCTTGAGCGGGCAGTCATCGAAGGTAAGATGACCCTGCTCAATCTAATCACCCACAAGTTTGAACCTCATGGGATTACGGCAGTAGCACTGCTGTCAGAGAGTCACATTAGTATTCACACTTGGCCAGAGGATAGTTCTTGTGCGGTGGACGTTTATACATGTGGCACAACGGCTCGCCCGCGCCTGGCATGTGAATATATAATTGAATCACTGGGGTGCTCTGACCCCAGAGTCACCCATGTTAAGAGAATTTAAATTGTATTGAATAATACAGTTGACATTCCCTATATACTATGGTAGACTATACCATACGTTCATCCAATGATCAGCGTTTTGCTGGCATTGACCCTTGCCCATCATGCCGACGACAGCCCCTACGGGTGGCACATGTCGTGTGAAAGGTTCCTACAACAGAGAATTGAAATCCTTATGGATGATAATCTCGATAGACGATCTAAATATAACCTTATTGGTTATTTTAGGTCAAAGGTAGAAGGTCAATGCGACATGACGCTGACATAGGACGCAAGTAAGTCGCGGAACGGAGCGTTCATCCCATGTTAGAATTACTTTTATATTCACAAATGGCGTGTGCTGATGCTGATGCATTATTGTTCAGGATCAAAGCAAACAAATCAGAACTATCTCCACAAGTGGTGGTAGAATTGGTAGAGACCGTAAAGGAATCTGTACCTGAATGTGAATTCTATTGGGACGCAAACGACTGAAGGAACGGGAGATTTAACACTCACCCATCCTTTAGGAGACCTACAATGAACACCCTAACTCTCATCAAAAAGCAAATCGAAAAGGCTAACGCACTTCATGACGCACAAATCTCTCACACTACCTATCGTGGTGTAAAGTTTGAGTGCAAGCAAGGCGAAGTTGATGAAGTCCACGGTACATTCTGCTATCGCGGACACACCTACCAGAAGTGATATGGAACACTATGTCTATCACTATGATGACATGGATAAAGATAGCAGACCACCTAGTTGTTATCAACTCAAATATAGAGGAGTAACATACTGGTCCTGCTATCGCATTCACTTGCATGAATACTTTGATCAACTTTTAAAAGTTGAACCAACGTATAACAGGAGGGGTTGATACCCCTCTTTTTTTATGCTAATATATAATGAAAGGGAGGACACTATGGACAAAGACAAGCTCAAATTAATCTACAAGAATCTTAAGTCTCTTCTAAACGCATTAGAATCCGAGATCTATTCCGACACAGACTCTTACCTACACAAAGGTGAAAACTTTGATGACCCAGCTCATTATCATAGTACCGATGATGACGATGGGTATACAGATTGACAAAACTATGTTATAATACACACATGAAACGATCACGTATTCTTAAGAAAGCAATTAAGAGTGCCGTTCGCAATGGCAAAGGACTTGATAATCTTGTCGGTGCATATGCGGACGAGTTGCTTAAAGAAGCACTCATCAAACAAACAAATAAAAGAAAAGGTTTTGGTTATGTCGAACGTAAGACTGATTTCAGTGACCCCAGAGGCGGAGAAGACGATGGGGTACGTAGCGAGAGTCAGCAACCCGAACAATCAGGAGAACCCGAAGGTAGCGGGACTCCTTAAGTATTGTGTCAAGCATCAACACTGGTCTGTATTTGAGCAGGCATTCATGACCCTTGAGATTGAGACTACCAGGGGACTGGCAGCTCAAATACTGCGTCACCGTTCTTTTACATATCAAGAGTTTTCGCAGCGGTATGCTGACAGTTCTATGTTGGCAGACGAAATTCCTCTACCTGATCTGCGTCGTCAAGACACAAAGAATCGACAGAACTCTATTGATGACATCGATCCTTTCACACGGCAGGAGTTCCAGATCAAAATGCAAAAGCACTTTGAAGCAGGAATGAAGCTATATAAAGACATGCTCGATGCAAATATTGCAAAAGAGTGTGCTCGTTTTGTACTACCTTTGGCAGTACCAACCAAACTATACATGAGCGGCTCGTGTCGCTCTTGGATCCATTATATTTCCCTGCGTTCTGCCAACGGAACCCAGAAGGAACACATGGACATCGCTAACGCTTGTAAAGATATCTTTGTCGAGCAATTCCCTACTGTATCAGAAGCATTGGAGTGGACTTAATGCCTACATATCCTGTTAAACATAAAGAGACTGGAGAGACGAAAGAACTCTACATGTCTATGGTAGAATACGAACAGTGGAAAAAAGATAATCCAGAATGGGATAAAGATTGGTCCGCTGGTGTCGCTGGTGTCGGAGAAGTCGGGCACTGGAAAAACAAAATGAGTAAGACCCATCCAGGGTGGTCTGATATCATGTCCCGTGCATCTAAAGTCCCTGGTTCAACTATTGAGTGGTAAACTATGCCAAGAGCAAGAAAGCGTAATCAACCTGATATCAACGGCATGTCCGTGAAGCAGATGAAAAGAAAGAAGCCTATTAATTCATCCTATCTACTTCCAGTAGAACCTCTTACAGATAACCAACGTGTTATGTTCGAGGAGTATGGTAAGGGTCAAAACATTTTCGCTTATGGTGCTGCAGGTACAGGTAAAACGTTTGTTGCTTTGTACCTTGCACTCCGCGATGTTCTTGATGAAGACTCTCCTTACGATAAAGTCTACATCGTTCGTTCACTTGTAGCGACAAGAGAGATTGGATTCCTTCCTGGTACACATGAAGACAAAGCATCTCTCTATCAGATTCCTTACAAGAACATGGTAAAATACATGTTCGAGATGCCTGATGATGCATCCTTCGAGATGCTCTATGAAAATCTGAAGGCACAGGAAACCGTATCATTCTGGTCTACCTCATTCCTCCGTGGTACTACACTTGATAACTCTATCGTTATCATTGATGAGTGTCAGAACCTGAACTTCCACGAGCTTGATTCAATCATGACTCGCTGTGGTCAAGACACCAAGATCATGTTCTGTGGTGATGCTCGTCAGTCGGATCTCCAGAAAGCACAAGAGCGTACTGGTATCCTTGACTTCCAGAAGATCCTTGAGAACATGAAAGAGTTCTCAATGGTTGAGTATGGTATCGAAGACATCGTTCGCTCTGGACTCGTCAAGTCCTATCTAATCAGTAAGATGAACCTAGGACTCTAATGCATATCTTTAATCATGTGGAAGGCATTGAGCCTATTGAGATGACAGCAGAAATGATTGATGGGAAGAGGTATTATCTCACCCCAACTGGTGGTCAGTACCCATCAATCACCACTGTCATCAGCAACAACTCTGCCAAGCAAGCAGGACTTGCCAAGTGGAGGGCACGGGTAGGTAAAGACAAAGCACAAGCAAAGTCTAACCGTGCTGCAGGTAGAGGCACACGCTACCACAAACTCGTTGAAGATTACATCAACAACGAACTTGATACGGAAAAGTACAAGGACATGCCCTTGCCTTGGACAATGTTCCATTCATCTCGTGAAATTCTTGATCGTATAAATAGGGTATACCTACAAGAGGCGGCACTATACTCTGATGTTTTACAAATTGCAGGACGAGTGGACTGCATTGCAGAGTATGAGGGAGAACTAGCCATCATTGACTTTAAGACAGCAGAAGCACCAAAGAAGGAGCAATATCTTTACGACTATTATGTGCAAGAATGTGGCTACGCATGTATGCTACAGGAAGTATATGGATTGTCTGTAAAGAAACTTGTTACGATTGTTGCTTGTGAAAATGGTGACACTCAAGTAAAAGTTATGCCACCTAAAAAGGAATACCTTTTGTCATTGCAAGCATACATCAAGGAGTATCAAGAGAAACATGCTAGAAAAACTGGAGGATAAATTTATGACCACTGCGAAATTTTCGCAGGACGTTGAGAAAATTGCATACGAAAATAAAATGAATTACATCGATGCGATTGTTCACTACTGTGAAACACATGAGATTGAAATTGAATCGGTGTCTAAACTGATTAGCAAACCTCTAAAAGAAAAACTTAAGTACGACGCACAGAAACTTAATTACATTAAGAAAACAAGTAGAGCTAAACTGATGTTGGTATGAGTGACTTCTTCAGATCCGAGATGGTCCAGGGAGACCTACAAGAACTTGCAAAAATGCAAGAGTATTGCATGAAATCAATGGTGGCATTCCCTGCACTGTCTCCTGAAAAGCAAATGAATTACTTCAATGTTCTTGAAGAAATGATTGAGAAGCAGAAAGTATTTTACTTTCGTCTTAAGTTGAGTGATGATGAAGAAGCACAAGAGATGGCAGACAGTATTAAGCAAGCTGCTATGATGTATGGTGCTGCCGAGAATGAAGACGCTTCAGTGATCTTTGATGAGTTGATCAGCAAGGTCCAGATGATGAAGCGTCACCTAGAGGCAGAAGGGTCTTGACCCCTCCTTCTGCCTGTGTTATAATACGTTGGTGACGCGGGGTCACACAAACCAAATCCAAACTATCCGAACAATCCTATGTCTTTTGCAGATCTTAAGCGCAAGTCCCAGACTAACTTTGACTTCCTTCAGAAGGAACTCACCAAGTCCAGCACTACTTCAGGTGGTGCCGACGAACGTCTGTGGAAGCCCGAACTTGACGCTTCGGGGAACGGTTACGCAGTCATCCGTTTCCTTCCCGCACCCGAGGGTGAGACCCTCCCCTGGGCAAAACTATATCGCCACGCCTTCCAAGGTCCTGGCGGTTGGTTGATCGAAAACTGCCTCACCACCAAGGGCGACCAGTGTCCTGTCTGTGCCCACAACAACAAGCTGTGGAACAGTGGTGTTGAGAGCGACAAAGAAATTGCGCGTAAGCAGAAGCGCAAGCTTGAATACTACTCCAACATCCTCGTTGTGAGTGACCCCAAGCACCCTGAAAATGAAGGGAAAGTCTTCCTTTATAAGTATGGCAAGAAGATCCATGATAAGATCATCGCTGCCATGCAACCTGAATTCCAAGACGAAACTCCTGTAAATGTATTTGATTTCTGGGAAGGTGCTAACTTCAAGCTGAAGATTCGTACCGTCGCTGGTTACTGGAACTACGATGCGTCCGAGTTCACTGCTCCTGCTGCACTGTCTCCTGATGATGACGAGATGGAGACAATCTGGAAGCAAGCATACAGTCTGGAGGCTTTCACTGCCCCTGGAGAGTTCAAAGAGTATGATGCTATTGAGAACCGTCTGAATGCTGTGCTTGGTCTTTCGACCCCGCGCCCTGTAGCACAGGCACAAGAGGAAGAGGAACAGGACCCCGTTCCTTACAACACTGCTGGAGGGTTCAACGATCCCGACATCACAGCAATGTCTTCCACTCCTTCCGCATCATCTGATGATGACGATGATGCACTCTCATACTTCCAGCGACTCGCTGAAGAATGATCACACAGAGACAGGGGTCGTCAGACTCCTGTCTTTTTTAATCTCTTGGAGATGAAGTCAGATGACTTCTTGTAGTTGTTACTGTTCTTAAATTCAGTAACAAACTGCTGTAGATAATTACTCTTCAGTAGATAAATTTCTCTACGTCTATCGTTTTCTCTAATCTCATGTTCATATCCAGACACTGGATGAGATACAGATGAACCAGGAACAGTGATAGTATTAGATCCATCCCAGTATGTGAATGGTGTGTTATAGAAGTCTTCGTCTACTTTAATGCCAGATTCTAGAGCAACATTGTACACTCTTCTGTTTGTAGCATCACCCAGTAAATACTGACTAGTTTTTACTTCATCAGTTTCGTAATACAGTGGGGCGTATGCGTTAGCGTATTTCTTTTCGGAGTGTTTCTGAATGGCGTTAGAAGATCTAGGCCACTCAAACAATGGGTTGATGAGATTGTTAGTTAGAACAACAACCCAGTCATAGAATGGACTATCGTAAGTTGCGTTAGCAATGGTCGCTGGCGTCTC